TCTTGGATTGGTTACTAGTTTGATAGACGTACTATTAGCTTGCGTGGCATAATAGTGTTGATTGTTTGATAGTGGAACAATTACTGAGTTGCCTAGCGCGGTATAGTATAGTACCTTGGCGCTATTAGCAAAAGAAATAACACTATTGACCTGATTATTAAAGATAATAGAATTACTTACCACATTAGTAAGTGAATTGAACTGTACTTCGATAATGTTCTTAGACAAGCGTTCACTTGTAGCATAACCAACATTAGCAGAGAAATATTCTTCAAGATTAACGCTACCGAATACTCTCGTACCCGCTGTGTGCATAACCTTCTTGTACATGTCTTTGTATTTGGCAAAAGGTAGTCGTGTGAGCACTTCATATGAATACTCTTGATAGTAGTCACCGTCGTGAATCTTCGACATAGCGCTTAGGAAGCCACGTGATGTTTTATAATACCCTGAACCAGTACCAATACCTCTGACACTAGCTCTTGCTACACCAGCGCGTGATTCATCTTCAGATAGGAAGATAATATCTTCACCGTTTCTATAACCAACACCTGAATCAATGATCTGTAGAGATGTAACCGCGCCGTTTGCTGTAACAACGTTTGCTTCAATATTAGCGTTGATACCGATATGCGGTGTTGATTCATCTTCAACAATACTTACGATTGTAGCGTTTGCGCCAGAAGAGGCCCCGGTTATAACAGAGTTCGCAACAAACTTGTTTTCAAACTGAGTTCTTTTTGCTTTAACAATAGTTGTATTAGCCGATATTACAATAGCTTTAGCAGATGATAGCTCAGATGCTAGTGTAGAGTTTGAGATAGCTGTTGTAAGTGAGCTGTTAACAAAGCTAACAGCATTTGCCTGAATTTGAAGATTTGCAGCAGAGTAAATTACATCTCCAGTCTTAACTGTACCTGATGTGAATTTAGCATACATTGTGCCGTTAGCGGCCGCCAATGATGAGTTGCTATTTAGAAGAACATTACCGGTAGCATTATACTTAATAATGATATGCTCTTGGGCAGTAGCTGCTATTGATGAAAGATTGATTACCGCGCCAGAGTTATTAGCCAGCTGAATAGCAGTTGCGTTGATAGTTCTTGTATAGTAGAACTTATTATTAGCTAGTCCACCGATCGCTGTATTAGCTGGTGGTACGTAATACAATACCTTAGTGTTGTTAGCAAATTTTGTTGTATTAGCGCCCAGAAGAATAAAGCCATTGGAGGTAGAATTACCTACAAGTACAGCTGATGCGTTAGCTATAAACTTAGCACTAGTGCCGAGCTTGATCTGATCTCCTACAGCGTAGAGCTGATTATTAGTTGCAGCGTTATAAACGATAGCGGTCTGCGCTGCGCCAACACCGATAAGTGCGCTATTGCTACCGGCTGTAGGTACAAACAAACCAGTGACGTTTCTTACGTTGATAATATTCAGAGATGGATTTATACTATTGATAATACCTGTAGCTGAGTTTGATGTGCTGTTAGTCTGATATACTCTCTGACCAATCTGGAAACCAAGATCTTGATTAACATCTAAGTCATACGTAGTAGTGGTAGTAGATACTTGATCTATTCTCTCACCTACACGGAAAGTACCTCTTGGATTTCTAATAGTAATAATGTAGTCATTTAGATTGAATCCGCTTACATAAGGCTGATAAGCTAGTACGTATGGGTCAACGTTGTATTCAATACCAGGGTTGATCTGGTTTAGTGTACCGATAGTACCGATTTCAAAGCTATCAAAGTTCAGGCAGGAGAAAATAACAGATTCACTATTACCGTATGGGTTTTTAGGGAAGCCATAAAATAGGCTGTTGAGCCCGACAGACATAAATGACTGGTTAGCACCTTCTGGTGGTTCGTTATTAGCACTCAACAGATCGGTATTAATGTAGATAGTCTCAGTATCTGTGATCGTGCCAACTTTAAATGCAGCACCTGTACCTTGGCTGATGGAGATAACGTTACCGGTTGTACCTGATAGTTTTGTAAACGCACCAGCGCTGTAGTTGTTTGTGTATGCGTTTGATATATTATATAAGCCAACTTCGACGGCAACCTCATCAACCAACCCGGTCATTGACTTGTTTCTGAAGTATAGTGGTAAGTTTTTACGCAACACACCATTAAGATTAGTAAAGCTAAACGTGGCGGTTGGAACAGCAACACTTTCAATAGATGAAATATTAGCGTTAGCTAGTTCAACACCTCTAGAATCGATTTGATATACTGTATCACCGACGACAACGTTAGAGGAAGAAAGGCTGGTTAGCTTAAGAACACCTCTTGTCGGTATTCCCATAACATAGCCATCAGCTGATGTATTTGAAACAACAGTGATTACAGCATTTACAGATGAGTTAGTTGTTAGGAAAATACTATTACCAGCTACGATCGAAGGTATGATTGAAGTAGCAGAAGCGTTTGCAAAGGTAATGACAATATTACCGGTACCAGCAGTTGTATTTGCAGATATACTCTGTACAACACCGATAGCACTATTTGTTACAGCATTGGCAATACGAACTTGTGACCCCTCAACAAAAGCTGATGCGTTTGTGATAGAGGAAACTTCAAGAGTAGCTTGAAGCTGTGTAAGTGGCTCAAAATAACGGTAGTAGTCATCTTGATAACCTGTGTGCGCTACAATTGTAGCACTAGACCCACCCGATGCACCACCTGTTGAGTTGGTAATATTGACTGTTGGGTTAAGTGTATAGAATCCACTACCGGTATTAGTTATAGTAACAGCGTTAACTACGCCAGTACCATTTGTAGTAATATAACCTGTAGCGTTTGTAAATGCTGAAGGTACGACAGCGATATCACCGTTAGTGTATCCGGATCCACCGCTCGATACAGTAAATCTTGTAACAGCATTTGATGTAACAACACCAGTAATTGTTAAAACTTTTTCAGATATAATCGACTGTGTTCTCTTTGCGAGCTCATCTTCATCAAACGCTGTATTACCTGATACGGTGTACCCGTATCCACCATCAATAAAGACGAAGTCCACAAGACCTGTTGTATCTTTTGTAGCCACAACGCGCGCGAGCCCGTAATCACCTCTAGCGCTATTGAACTGTACAATATCACCAACGTTAAAGTCAGATGATCCCTGAATAACAGTTACTGCAGATAGTGAGCCAACAACCTTTGGTGAGTCGGAGTAAAGGATGCCAACATATAGCTGCTCGTTGTTTCTGAATGTACCTTTAATGTTCGATATATAAAGAATATCTACGAAGCCGTTTTTAATCTTACGTCTAATATACTTCTCTACAAATGCAGTCGCGCCGGAATAAAGCCCGCGAATTTGCTTACCAACAAGACTGATAGCTCGGTCTTTGCTGTTGCCAGTAATTTCGATATACTCTGGTTTAACCCAATCAGCATCAGACAATCTAAAGAGATTGTTTTCGCTTGGAAATATGACTTTAGCGCTGGTTCCGTAAATAAGACGGAAGAACAGATCAATCGATCTCTCAGTACCCTTGGATCTGTAAAGATCAAGAGCATTTTTGACAAGCATCTTCTTATCAGTTTGTGTATCAAACTCGATGTTTCTTAGATACTTCTCTTTGAAGTGGTTAATGAATAGATCGATGGTTGTATCAACATCACGAATATTAAGCAGGTTTCTGGCCAGAAACAATGCACCAAGTCTTCTGGTAGTTCCACCGCGGAGAATATATGTGTTGCCGCCGCTTGAGCTAGTTACTGGAATAAGCTCATTGCAGATGTTAAAGCACTTGAATGTCTCAAGACCATCTACGCGTACGAGTAGATCGCCATCGACAAAAGCAATAATAGTACCGGTGACGAGATCCTGCTGAATCGTATCACCGACGTTAAAATTGGTTGTATCTTCTAGTTGTAGAATCTGATGGTTCTGTTCAAGCCACTCATAGTAAGCCTTTACAAAGGCAATAAAGTCCGGCCCGTCATTCTGATAGAATGTAGGAAACTGACTCTCGATAAGTGGTGAGATTTTTGTCTCGATTTGCTTCATATATTACACTCTGACCGGTACAACAGTTAATTTGACATCTTCATCTACTATATTTAGGATAATATTATTACGTGTTGTAATGTCGCGTGATCGTGGAATAGCGTAGATCTTAATACCACTACCAGAGAAGTTCTGTATTCTAACAGAAGATAGTCTAACAACACCGGTGTTGTAGTTTACTCGACCTGCGTTTGTGTTAACGATAGTACCGGTTGTAGACACGAATTGAATAACACCAGCTCCGTTATCACGCATCGTCACTGTCTGATCATTAAATCTAAAACGCGAGGATGTGATTGTGTATCTGGTCGTATTGATGTTTGATGTGGTAATAGTAGTTAACGGTGCCGCGAAGTCAATAGTATAAATTGATCTAGCGTTTATATTTGGTGTAAGAATCTTTATGATCTTAATATCAGTCTGATTGGATACAATAGATGCTTGGGATGAGTCAATAGCATTAAGCAGTCGCGAATAGCGGAATGTTGTATTGAATGAGTTAAGGTTCGTCTGTGCATACTTAAGGATTGCACTGGATACGATTGTCTTAATATCATCGTTGGTAAGCTTTGTATCATTAATATTATAATTGATTGTAGTATCGATAGCAATGTAAGTATATTCAGGGCTAACGAATACAGGCTCAATCGAAACAGGTGAGCGAGGCTTTAAGAATTTATAGTATTCGTCTCTCTTTGATGTAGGGAGACCATCTACGTCGTTGAGATCAACTGTAACAAATACGCGACCATACTGTGGCGGGTCTAGATCTTCACCACCATAGCAGGATACGGCATTGATCTCAGGGTAGTTGAGCTTGAGAAGATTCTCGTAGTCTTCGGTTGTGATAGCGCGCTCTTGCGTTGTAAAATATCTTGGCGCGTTGAACTTAATAGATTCTACAGTCTCGCTAACACTACCTGCTGATGCCGGGGTAACTGTTGATACAACGATATTCGAATAAGTGATAGAATCGATATTACTATCAGGGGTGAAGGTATTGCAGCCGTTTGGTAGTTCACCGTTAGAGATACGATACTCAATAACGATTACTGAATTGTCCTTTGGCTTTCTTCCACTTACACCATCTCCGAACATGATTTCATACAAATCGTTCTCCGCGCCCTGTACGAAGAATACCTTGGATGTAGAGTTGAGATCAAATAATGAAGTGGTACGATTGTATGTGAGAGTAGTTGCACCGGAATCTTCAATAACAGTTACGGTGATACTAGAGGTGTCGACGTTCTTATTGGAGATTAAGAATCTTTCAGATTTATCTGCTGTAAATGTAAATGTGTCATTTACGTAGTAGCCCTCGAATAGTATAATATCCGAAGCTGAGAACGTAATAGTATTGTTGCTATTAATTGTAAAATCGTTTACAATAATATTTTCACCGGTAGTGAAAGTAAAGTTTCTTGTACCGAATCTAGAAGTGAACGATTGGCCCTTAGGAATAACAACGTTACGCTTGGTAAGATCTGTCGTTAGAAATGTCATATCGACAGTAGCTTGAGCTGACTTAAATGATCTTGGTGTATAGTTTAGTTCTTTAGCATGCGATACAACACTATCTCTTAACTGCGCTGAGTCCATAAACATTTCGTTACCGATCATGTTTAGATAGAAAGCATTGTGGTAAGTATTGTATGATAGTATATCCAGAAGAACGGACATATTACTACCATCGAAATCATAATCTTTGAATGTATCTTGTGACTTCAGATAAGCCTTAAGCGTATTCTTATGTGTATCAAAGTCAAGATTTGATAAAATGATACTAGTGTTGGCCATTATCTTACTCTAGTTAGTGTGATATTAATAGAAA